GTCTACCTGAACATCGTGTTCACCACTGCATTAGATTCTGATAACGACACCGCTACCGTTGACTTCGACCTTGAGGCGGATGCTGACGGAACGTTCAGCGCAGGGGCTGTCAACCTGTGGAGTTCACAGCAGGTAACTGTAGGAAGTGATGTGGGTGACGGTGACGACGTTATCCAGGTTCCCATCAGTGTACCTTCGGGCCTGCGTTACCTGAACCTTGAGTACACCATCGGCACCGAAGCGGCATCGGCGGGGATATTCGACGCTTACATCACCCTTGACGCACAGAGTGCCAACGTAACCGCATAGGGTGGTAACACGTTATGAAGCAGTACCTATGCACACGGAAATGCCAGTTTCCGGGACAGCATAGACGGCGCGAGGGGGAAATCTGTTGGTTCGAAGACGGGGTTTCCCCCCCGCCTCATTTTGTGCCGGTCGACGAACCTGGCAAGGAACCCGACGTTAAAGCGTCCATCAGGATGAAGCACGACGATCTTCTTGCGATGGCGCAGGCGCAGGGACTTGAAGTGGACGAGGGCATGACGAAGAAAGAAATACTTGCCCTCATGGAAGGGGATGAATAAATGGCTGTAGGAAGGGCAAACAAGTTCGGCGCGGCTCTCGCTAAAAGGTTGACCGATGTCGATGCCGATGAGGTAGCGTACCTGACCGATGTAGTGGCGGGGACGGTTACTGCATCAAAGGCTGTCGTGGTGGGCACCAACAAGAACATCGACACCATTGTCATTGCCGACGGCGGGCTGAAACTTGGTTCCGGTTCCGGCACAGCGGTCACTGCGACTGCTGCTGAACTCAACCTGCTTGATACCGCTGTAGCCGGAACAGCGGTGGCTTCCAAGGCTCTCGTCCTTGGAGCCAACAAGAACATCGACACCATTGTCATTGCCGACGGCGGGTTGAAGTTGGGTTCCGGTGCGGGTACTGCGGTAACGGCGACCGCTGCTGAACTTAATGAACTCGACGACATCGTTGCATCCTTCACCTTTGCGGCTACTGCGGGGGCGGAGAATGTCTGCGAGGTTGCCATCACCCTGAAGGACGCGGCAGGGGCAACCGTTGACGGGGCACGTCCGTTCATGGTGTGGCTCTCTGATGCTGACACGGGTGTGGGACTTACTGCTACTACCGCATCGGGCACGGTTCAGGCAAAGAGCGCATCGGGTGCGGACTTTGCGACTTTCACGGCAAAGAAAGCACTCCTGGTACAGCCTCTTGCCACGGGGGTATACACCCTTGAGATAACAGACTCTGCAAAGACCGCGTTCTATGTCTGCGCCGCCACACTTGACGGCAGGGCATACAGCGTCAGCACCGTACTGGCTACAGAGGACTACGGAGCAGGGGAATAACAACACAGGGGGCGTTCATTCGCCCCCTTCTTTTTTTGAAGGAGGGCTTCAATCATGAGCAGTTCGGGGTATTCGGCCCTTACTAAAACTAATATTGCCAATATCGCCCTTCGCCACCTTGCAGGGATGAGCCTGACGGATCTCGATACAGACACGTCCACAGAGGCGGAACTCGTCAACCTCTACTGGCCCATATCCCTGCGCGAAGTCCTACGGGCGGCGGACTGGCGTTTCGCGTCCCTTGAGGTTGACCTGACGGAGGATGAAACCGAAGAGTCCGACATGTGGGACTACGCATACACCTACCCAGACGACTGCGCCATGGTCAGGGAGATAATCGACACAGCCGGGACTCTGGGACAGAAGATCAAATACGAGATAGGACTCAACGACTCGCAGGATGGACTTCTTATCTGGTGCAATGTGGAGGATGCGGTAGCAAGGTATACCTATGTCCTTGACTCTGTAGGCGTATGGCCTCCTGAATTCGTGACCTGCTTCGCCCTACGGCTTGCCTACGACATCGCCTATCCGCTGACGCAGAGGGAAGACGCGAAGGACACCATGTTCAAACTCTATCAGCACGCCATAAACCATGCCATCGTAGCGTCCAAGGCTGAAGGATACAGGCAGTTCGTCTTCACCTCTGATGCACTGGAAGCACGGAGGACTTCGTAATACCATGAGCCTCTACCCTATCAGGCCATCATTTGCCGCAGGGGTACTCGCTCCGGCACTGCACAAGAGGACTGACCTCAACCAGTATTACCTGGGACTTCGGACGGGGAGTAATGTCATCGTCCTTCCTCAGGGTGGAGTTGTCAACCGTCCGGGGTTCGAGTACATCGGCACGGTCAAGGACTCGTCCAAAGAGGTCAGGGTGGTTCCCTTCGAGTTCTCGACTACACAGGCGTATGTCCTTGAGTTCGGGGATTACTACATGAGGGTCTTCAAGGACGGGGGGCAGGTAGTCCATACCACGTCCACTACATCCGCCTGGGCGACAGCGACTGGCTACGTTGTTGCGGACTTCGTGAAGAATGACGATGTGATCTACAGGTGTATTTCCGCTCACACTTCGGGGGCGACGACCGAACCTGGAACGGGTGAATCATGGGAGGACAAGTGGGTAGCCGATGCCGCTTACGAGATAGCGACCCCGTGGCCTGAAAGCGTTCTGTTCGATCTCCGCTTCCAACAGTCTGCCGACACCCTCTATGTCTTCCATCCCTCATACGACACGAGAACGATAACCCGTTCCGCCCATACAACGTGGACTCTTGACACCTTCGACTGGGAGAACGGGCCTTTCATGAAGGACAACAATGATGATTCCCACACCTTGACGGTATCCGCATACTTCCCTGATTCTACGGGGCTTTACGGGGAGACGGTCATGGTCACGTCTAGCGCAGACGTGTTCACGGCAAATGATGTCGGGCGATGGCTGAAGATCGGGTACACAGACCCCGGAACGCTGATAAATGATGGCGAGTATGACCCTTACTTGCCGGGTTATATCGGCGGGCCGTGGGACGTTGACGGGAAATTCGAGCTTCTCTATCTGTTTTCAGATTATTCTGACGGTTCTGTGTCATTGAGATATTCGGTTGATGGCGGGACTACATATCAGGACTACATGACATTTTCGGCACATACGGGCACAGCCAAACTTACAGTGACCGGCGAACTGAGAAGCGAGGACTACAACCACGTAACTCCTAAACTG